CGTATGCCGTAATCTGCTGCTCGGATGTTTTCCTTAAGACGGGCATCTGAACTCGTGAGAATCTCAAGGTTTCCTGATCCGTTGTTCCAAAGATAACCTTGAATTGTTGTATCCGTCTGAAACTGAAAGTAATAATTACTTGAACTATCGCCTCCCGTGGGCTTTGAAACTATGGCGGCCAAACCACTAGCTGATGTACTTCCGTATATATAATGGTTTATGAACGCGCCTAAACCTGCTGTCTTGCCAAGTACGCATGATCCATAATCATCTATACTTGCAACAACCGAACCGCCATCATTCTTGAATTGCAATGTTGGAGCAGATCCGCTGTTAGCGCCGAATTTAATATCCACCGTTGCGCTTGCGCCAGTATCAGACGGGAATATGCTCAAATATGCGGATGAAGAATCGTATTTGAATGTTGCACCTGATGAGCCGACGTAAGCAGTCAGAGCTGCTCCTGTTGTTGGCCCGAATGTCCATGCGCCTGAAGTCGTCATGCTTCCATGAGCTGTTGTTCCGTTATTTCCTGAAAACCAAGTAGTACCGCCGTTACTTTGAATGCAGAGGTCGTTCGCGGCTGCGCCGGTAGTTAAGTTAGTCTCGAGAGAGCTACCAACTCTCCACTTTTGTACCCCACCGACTTGCCCGCCAATTGTTGCCCTGGCGGTGGTTCCAGAGTTTACGGTGTTGATTCCTATTGAGTCGTAATTATTACTATCGTATGAACTGCCGCCGATAGTAAGAGCTTGAGCTGATATGCCAGCGTTAGGACCAAGAGTCCAAGCACCAGCTCCGGTAACTGATCCAACAGTTATTACATTTGATACTGAGGAAGTACGCATTCTCCATTGCTGTATTGCGCCAGCAGCATCGTTTAGATTGTCGAACGAGGTTGTCGTGTTGCTAGAATCATTGTGGGAAATCCGAAATCCTGTGGTAGAAATGCTGCCAAACTTAATTTCACCATCAGCCGTTGATGCAGAACCTCTGAGTGTGGAATAGCCTTGAACAGTGAGAGGTGGATTACTCATTCCACTAGTTGCTCCAAATGTCCAAGCACCAGCATTCGTGAATTCACCAACAACCGAGTCGGAATTATTTGCAAAATAGAAAGAAGTGGTATTGCCATTATATAAACGAGCGTGTCCAGCACCATGAGCTGTTAAGGAAAGGTATGCGTGACCGTTGTTTGATGATGTGACGTTTAATTCAGTGGACCCGTTTGATTTAAAGGTGTGAAAAGTTGAAGCGGAAGATGTAGAACCAAACGCCCAACTCCCAACTGATGAGATGGTTCCGTAATCTACAAGCGTACTTCCGTTGTTTGTATAAAACTTTAACGAGCCTTTCTCGTCGCCGCCTGATGCATTTTCCTTGTAGCCAGAAATGGCTGCAAAAGCAGCTTCAGAAGTAGTTGATGCCTTATAACCTCCGAGCGTGAGCATTCCACCAACGCCTGTTGTTTGACTTGTTATGTCAAATATAGTGGCATGACCCCAACCCGCTAGCGATTTAGTGCTGCTGCCATGGAGCCTATGTGCTGCTGTAAGACCTGAGACTCCAAGCGTCCAAGCGCCTGCTGACGAGATGTTTCCGAAAGCGCCACTAGCGCCAAAGTTTATCGCTCCCTTTGTAGCATGACTCGTGCTTTGTAATTCAAGAGTTCCACTTGCACTGGCCGAACCATAAAGAATTGGGCTTGTGGTGTTAGTCGTGGCAGTAAGTGTGGAACTGGAGGTCACAGCTCCTGCGTTCCAAACACCTGAGGTTATAGTGCCTACAGTGGCGATATCCGTCCCAACAAGCTTACTGGCGGCAATCGATCCGGCTAACATTGCGTTGGTGACTTTGGCGTTGCCGATCGCAGTGACACCAGCATTGGTAATCGTTACGTCACCCGTCATGGCGATAGCTGTTGCGACGTTCGATGCATTACCGACAAAGATATAACCATTTGTCAAAGTCGACGTCAGAGCTGAAGCCCAGCTCGTGTTCGTACCGTCGGACGATAAAACCTTGCCCGATGCCGATGCCTGGGACGGCAAAAGTGCATTCAGCGCGTCGTTCGCAGTTGTCTGGCCCGTTCCGCCGTTTGCTATTCCCAGCGTTTGAGCCCACCCTGCAGTGGTTCCGTTTGACTGCAGAAAGTAGCCGGATGCCCCAATTGCAAGTGCTGAAGGGACTCCAGAGGCCCCGCCAACAATTATATCGCCGGTCGTGGTCATGGGGTTCGTGAGGATGGATGCCCATTTAAGACCGGATGGCGCAGTGCTATCAGCCACAAGACCATAGCCGTTCGATCCGACTGCGAGCCGGATGTTATTCGTACCGTTATGGGCAATGATATCGCCTTTTGTCGTGGTCGGTGCCAGTGCACCAAAGCCAGCTGTCTGGCTCGTCTGGCCCGTTCCACCATTGGCTATGGCGACTGTCCCGGTCACGTTCAGGGCCGTTCCAGAGCAGTTTCCGGTGACGTTACCCGTGACGTTGCCGGTTACGTTTCCTGTGACGTTACCCGTCACGTTGCCTGTGACATTACCCGTCAGGTTTCCTGAGAATGTTCCAGTTACTGTGCCCGTGAACGTCGGGTTAGCGACTGGTGCAAGCGCAATCCACCCACCCGAATATATGTAAAAGACGCCAGACACCTGAACGATGCGGCCCGTGAATAGATTTGCGACAGGCAGTGAGCCGAGGGTTTCGGCACCTGCGAGTTCAAGCTGACCCGCTACAATCATGAGTGCCCTCAAAGCTTAAAGGGGCCGAAGCCCCTCGGTTACTCGATTCTTAAGCAAACGCTTGGTCGTAAACCCCGAGATAGTTCGTCCCGTTGTAAACGAAGGTGATCATGTCGATACCTGCGTTTGTTGCGGTAAGTGTCGGAGCCGCTCCCCCAACCCACTTAACCGATGCAGGCCATGTGATGGCCCGAGGTGTTGAGTCCTGGGTTACGATGAGGCGATAGACGCCGCCTGATTTGGGGTTGGAAAAGGTGAGGGTACAGCCTGCGGTCAGCGTTAGCGTCTGGACGTTGGCGTCATTCCAGTTGACAGTCTTCGTGGCTCCGCTGCTGCCGATGGCTTTCAGAGTGCTCCACGTCTGACCATCGACCTGGAGGTTTTGACCAATTACGCCTCCACCGTTACAGGATATCGACCCAGTAGCGTTGATGTTACCTATGATGGTTTCTTCCTGGATGCCTGACGGATCAGACGTTCCAGCGTCGACAGCGATTGGAATCCAGCCGCCTGCGTAGTAGTAATAAACACTGGACATCGAAATAAGACGACCAGTTGTAAGGCTCGTTGTGGGAAGCGATACAACTGCTTCAGCCGTCGTAAGATCAATTTCACCTTTGACGATGAACATAAAAAATCTCCACGAGAAAAGGGGCCGAAGCCCCCACGGTTGTTAGTTGAACGCGTAGTTTGCGAACGAGTGAATAGCCACGGCTGTATAGGGTTTGCGATAAATGAAGTCGCCCACGAGACGGATATCCGAAATGTAGGTATAACCAGAGGTTGCCCGTTTGGTGTAGTACTTCAGGCCATCGGGAGAAGTCATCATGCCGAAGGGCTCTTTGCCGGTTTTAAAGTCAAGGAAGTCTGGATCGATACCAGCAATCCATTCGTCATCAAAGTCACGCAGGCCAACAAGCTTACAGGAACCCTGTACGCCGCCGACTTCGATGACCGATGCATCATAGAGAGAAACCTGGGGTTTGATGTTTTTGTATGCACCAGAGCCGGACTCGATGAGCTTCAGGCAAGCGCTGAAGTGCTTATAGCTCATCAGGAACACCTTTGGACGTGCGCCGCGCTGATAGCCTTTACGCATCGCATCAAAGATCATGTTCAGAACGTCAGCTTTGGTGATAGCCGAGCCACCCCAGTCTGCAGACGACGCCGATGCATCGTAGAGAACTGGCTGAGAGAACATCGAGTCGGTTTTGGTGATGTTACAGAAGGTATCGGAGCCGCCGAGGGAAGCAGGGAGCAGCTGGTCTTTGAGGGAAGTGAAATAAGTCGTGTTACCGCCATCGATATAGACCTTGGTGTCAGCTTCCGTCAGACCTGCAAGGTCAACGGCAGTAGAGCCGCCACGAGTCGTCACAAAGGAGATGACGCCGGTATTCTTATTGATCGTTTTAACATAACCAGTCGCAGTAACGCTGCCGTCGTAAACAACCAGCTTTTGGCCAATGTTGAAACGCTCAGGATGCTTAACAGCAAGAACGTCTGTGGCTGCATCAAACGCTGTAGCAACGGTGTCGATGGCTTTTCCACCAAGGACTTGAATGGAAATTGTGCGTTTGAAAAAGTCCATCAGCTGATCAACCTGATCAGGCAGAAGGCGAAGGAAGTTCTGAGGGCTCAGCTTGCCGTGATCGAAAAGGTCACGGGAGTTAAACGAAATTGAGCCGTAAGCTTCGACATAACCGCTTAGGTAACCACGGAGGTAGGTAGCCGAGTCGATGTCGCTCTCATCAGTGAGCCCGCCCATTTTTACGGACGATGCTACCGATTGCTGAAATGGGACGATTAATTTCGAGCCCGTCCATGTCTTATCCCAATTACAGTTGGACAAAAGCCAGTTTTCTTTCTTGAGTTCTTCTTCCAAAAGCTCGTAGGGCAAATATTCGTTGAGCATGTCCGAAAAGGTGGACGCCTTGGTAGTCGCCATTTATATCACTCCATTTGGCTCGCAATTTTTCTTAGGTCTGCAACACTTGTGATCTTCTTTTTGACTGCTGAACCGCTGCGACCTGTGCCCATGTTGGGCAGTGGCGCGCGGCCTTGTTCCCTTTGCTGCTGAGGACTTGGGCTGGCTTGCTGTCCGTCAGTTAGTGGAACGAGTTTCGATAGTCTTTGGAAGGCTTGAGCTACAGCGACTTGCGGGTCCAAATAGCGGCCTTGATGGAACTCAATGGTTCCCAGTCGGTTGACTTCTTCGACGAAAGATCCGGCCTGACCTGTTCGCCGATCGTATTCACGCGCAAAGCGTTGAATGTCTGGGTCGTTAAGTGCTCGATCGAGCTTAATTTCGTGAAGCTGACGTTGCACTGCTTGTGATGATTGGCTTTCTCGATCGATGCGGTCCTGATACTTGAGCATTTCGATGCGATCACTATAAACCTTATCGAGTTGCGCTCTCGCTTCAGGGTTATCGTGAGTTCCAAGTATCTCAGACGCACGCTTTAGGATTTGAGCATCTGGGATTTCCCAGACTTTTTGAAAGGTGCCGAAGTCTTCGGCCTTCAAGCCGTTTAACTTCTGCAGAGTATTTTGCACATGATCGAACTGATTTCGCAAGTCCCCAAATTGCTGACTTGTCTCCTGGTACTTTTTCTTGTGCTCCTCAGCTCGCGACTTAACCAGTTCCAGTCCATGAGCCTTGGTATAGATATCGCGGAAGTATTCCTCTGAGTCCTTATCGGTAATCAGAGGACGTACCCGCTCGTCAAACTCAAACTCTTTGTCATCGACGCGAAACTTAAAGTTTGGCTGCCACTCATTAGCCTCTGGGGTCTGAATGGAAGTTTCTGAACCAGTGTCGCTATTCTCGATCGTCTCGACCACTTCCTGGTTCTCGAATTCCATTTAAGGCTCCTAGTTAAGCATGCCCCCCAATTGCGGCTGTTGGGGCATCGGTTGCGGTGACCCAGGATCCATGGGCATTCCCATTGGTCCCTGAGATGATTGCTGCATTGATTTGCCGAGGTCGGCCTGCGAGGCCAGCGGTAGGTTTGTGATCTTGTCGACCTGGGTGCCCTGCTGCGAAAGGCGCTTCACAAGCCAGTCGACGGCTTCGTATGGCAGGCGAACCCTTTGCTGCTTGCCCTCAGGGGTCGTTATGTAATAATCCGCGCTGACGAGCCCTCCCCCGCTCGGTATGAAACCGGACGTTGCTGCAGCGGCTTCCTGCTGCTGCTGGGTCATGACCTGATCATGTAGTGAAAGCCTGTCGAGGTAGTTCATCTGTACGTTTTGCGGAAGCAGCGGGAAGTCTGCCTCGTTCATCCTGGTCGTAAGGCGGCTGATCATGTACTCGTGATTGGTACGCTCAAAGAAGAACGGAACTTCTCCCCTATCCAGACTCAGGATTACGGCGTCTGCCTGATCTTTAAAGACAGTCTGGTCTTTCATGAAGCCATCTGTATTCAGGAACGGAAGCTCTCTTACTACGGCGGCAATGGCTTCAGGGGGAAGCGATGAGCCCGCATACTGAAGGACCCACTGAAGTTGAATCGATTTCCCAAGGGTGCTTGAGAAGTCATCGGACCTTGGCTTGACCTTGATCTGATATTCCTGGGGACGGGTGTTTCTAAACTCGGGGATATTGACCGCTTCAGACTTACCAACGATTGGAATGATCTCATCATCAGGCAGATAGCGACGGGCAAGCTTCAGCGAATACTCGATGATCTTTATGATCATGCTCTCGATCTTTTCAGCATAGAGGCTAAAGCGCATTTTGTCGCGAAGCGATCGGCCAAGCATGGCTATGGCATCATTGGTTCCCGATTGGTTTTTATCCTCATCGATCTGGGGAACTCCGCATACGCGATAAAGCTCCTCAATCTTTTGCTCCATGTACTCGATGTAGTTTCTACCCGTGACGCCAGGCAGAACCGTTGGCGGGTTTACTGAATGATAAGCAAGGCCCTTCATGCCGTTACCAATGGCAGTTGTCGAAGGCTTCTCACCCGCAGGGTATAAAACAGTCGAGTGCCCGAGTACTATGGACTCGGTTATTGCAGCAGCCGCTGCGCGATTGATTTCAATTTGATAAGGCTTCCCTTGCCGAATGATGCTGTAGCCTCGACAACTTTCCGGGCTTTCGTCATATACAGCACTAAATATGCAAAAGCCGTCTGGAAGTTCTCCCGACTCAAGTATTCCTGCGTCAGCAGTAGTAAAGAAGAACGCACCTTCCGGGTAATCTCCGCAAGGCTTGAAATAATATTCTCTGACTTCAACTTCATCGGCCCCCTCCGAATAAATGCCAGTGAAACCGTTGAACCATTCCTGTTTCTGGTCGGATGACTTTTTGATCAGATCGATCTTTTTCTTGTCGCCAGCATATCGTTCCATTAGTTCACGACGGCCAAAGAACTTTTGGATGCACACCCATTTACATGTCTGCTGCGAATCTGCATCGGGGTCCGTAAATACCCGATAGGGCGGAATCTTTTCGTAGACAATGGCTCCCTTGAACCGTGCTACGCGATCGCCTTTTACCTTTGCTTTGTCGGGATATGCCTCAAGTTCAGACTCCTCATGGTCTTCGGTATCGTCACCTTCGCTTTCGGACTCCTCATCCATAGAGTCCTCCCCTTCGTCTTCGGGGCCTTCATATCCAACGAAATCGCCAGCGTATGGGTCATAGAAGACCTTCGCCCAGCATTCTCCGGAAACTACGAAGTCATGAATCAGCCTCCCGTAGAAAGCCGTCAGGTCAGACTGCTGTTTAAGGTGCTCATACACCGAATCATTCAGCTCAGCTGACTTTCTGTCGGCCAGCTCTTTTTCATTTTTCGGGAATATGCCGCCGTCGGGAGCACGGTTTTGAATTGAGTTTCGAATAAAGCCGCTAATCACATGGAGGTGGTTCTGGGTGATTCTGATCTTTTTTGACTGGGACATGTCGCGGAATATCCCATTCCTTGCGGCAGAGCCCTTGTCATATTTGGGGTGATGAAACCCTGTATCGAGAAGAATGTTAGTTCTGATTTCTGCAAAGTGAGACTGCAGAGCCGATTCACTACGCGAGAACATCTCGTTTAATTCGTTGATTCCGATCGCCATATGCCGCTTTCCTCAGACGTTCTTCGTAAGCCGCCGGGTTCTCGATCAGAAGGGATTGAAGCTCAAGGTCCATGAGGTCCTCGTCTTCCTCGATCAGAGTCTCGATTCGTTCTCGATTGGGGTCGGGTTTTGGTCCTGGGAGTTCGGCTTTGTCCGTGGCGGTGGACTCAGCGAAAAAGGTGACGTCCAATTGCTGGTACTTGATTCTTTGGACTCCTGCATTTTTACAGGCATCGATCAATTTGACAACTTCTTCCATCTCCAGCTTCATACGAATTCCTCAAAGTCTGATATTGCTTCCATAAGTTCTGGACCAAGGTCGTCATCATCGAACTTCGTCATGGGGTCTTCCTTTCTATCGAGGCCCTTATAAAATGCTTCCCTAGGTGACACCTGCGCCGCGATCTCCTGCACTTTTTTCTTGTTGTCCTTCAGGGACTTAAGCCGCATGGGGATAAGAGATACCGCATAACGCAGGGCGTCCGAGCAATCGTCCAGCCTGTGACGTTTGGGAGTGTCCTCGGATACCGAGGATAGCTCATGTATCAATTGACCGACATGTGGACTCGTGCCCATGATGATCTTGAGCTGGGCGTCTTTAAATAGGGCGTTCAGTAGGTTCAGACCTATGTCGTGGGACTTCTCGGCTTTGTGGAGCCTAACCCCCTCACGGGCTGCGAGCGTAAAGAGGTCCGTTGCACCCCAGTCAGCAAAAGCGTTATGAACCCCAAACTTCGGGGCCATCATCTTATAGCGGAGAAGGAGGTCCCCCTGAGTCATCCTCCGCTTTTGACTCCACCAAACGTCAACGACACGAATATTCTCGTATGCGGGGTCGACCTTAACGTGAACGATCGCTGAACTGTGCCCGTACTCCCCTCCTGATCCGTAGTCGATTCCAACAAAACTCCGCCAGCCGTCCATTTTCGTGACGCCCTGCTCCTCGGTGTTTCGCTTGGTTTCAAACTCCTCGAACAAGATTCCCGAGCTTTTGACGAAACGACCCATAAGACGACGAGCCCGTTCCCGCTCATTTCTATATTTCGGTATCAGCTCTTTTTCGATGTAATCCTTGGACCAAATCTCTGATGGGCTTCCGTCGGCGTATGTGATGCAATCGAAAACCGATATCTGACGCTTCCATGCACCGACGAAAGTCTCATGGGGCGTGCCCTGCCGCTCCATACAGTTATAAAGATACTGCTGCCCTAGCGTTGCGGTGAAGACCATGGACGTGTACCCGGAACCCAGCGCCTGTGACGCCTGACATCTGACCTGAAATTCGTCGTAGTGGAGTTCTGGGGTTTCTTCGTCAAGGAATATAGCGTCAATCGTTGCAGCCTGTAGCGACGACGGAGCCTGCGTATAAAAGCGGAAATATACCGTAACGCCGGAATTGAACGAGATCTTCTCCGGCTGACCTTTGGCATCCTTGTGAAGCTCCCATCCAAAGCGTGGGTCCTGCTTCATGTCACCACGAGGCAGGTAGTCCTTAATCCATTTTTCCGATAGCTCGAGCGCGCAAAGTCCTGCTGACGGATATGCATAAATGAAAGTCTTAGGTTTTCTCTTTGGAAACCAGTACGGCCATAGGTCCTGGCGCATCGCCATATTCAGGCATTTGATTATTTGCGCAGAACTCTTACCAACCTGGTTCGCTGCGGTCAAAAAAGCGAGACGATTACGATTCAGAAGAAACGATTTCTGCCACTCATAGAATTTGTGCGCGTAGCAGCTGTTCCAGTCTGCGGAAATATAAAACGGGAGGTTCTCACGCATGTATTCATGCGCGGCTTTTAACTGGTCACGTGTCCCCATCGGCCATGGACTCCAAAGATCGAAGTTGGTTCTCGATCTGAATGGGGTCCATTGCGAGCGGGCTCGCAGGTGCCATGACATTTACCTGACGCTGAACTGCCTGGCCGAACTTACGGTCGAGCAGGATTTGAATGGTTTTGTGGAGGATCTTTGCTGACTCTATATCAAGCGTTCCGTCCATTTTCATAATTGGTGCGGAAGCGATTTCCCAGAGCCGTGTGCTGAATGCTGTTAGAAGGGCGTCTTGATCTTCGAGATATGAGCCGAGCCGCTTTCCGATGAAGACAGCTTTTGCAGGGATATCTATGCGCCGTTTATACACATCATAACTGCAAATGCCGCTAAAGATGTCTTCCTGCCTTATGGACTTTGCGACGGTTGCTCGCGTCGGATCGGCTATCTTTTGAAGCAGGGATTGAAACCTGATGCGAAGACGCCAGTCTATTGTGTCGGGGATAGCTTCACGAAGCAGCTTATCCTCAGCCATCAGTGCGTATTCGGTCTGCTGTGCTTCCCAGATCTTTTTTGGGATAAGCTGTTTTAGCGGTATCTCATAACGGACTATTCTGTCCGCCCCTTCGTCTTCTAGCATTCCCTTGTTTCCACCAGCTCAATATTGCATGGCTTTGGGCCAAGCACGGTTCTTTGACCCGCTGCCACGCCGGACTTGACCAGCTTCAATGCTTCCGCTTCGCTCGATGCCCGGACAACACCCTCATACGAATCGATTATGTTCCACGTGAAACAGTAGTCCTTAACAACCGTGGAAGGGGCAAGCTGACTGAAATGCAGGCGACAAAGGCGTTTGTAGAACGCTGGCTCAAAACAGCCTTGATTGATACAGGTTCCACGGCTAACTGTTTTTACCATTGCTTTCCTCGACGTAGTGCGGCCAGCTCTGGCCTTCGATCACTTGAAAAATTAGGCGGCAAATCGTGTAAGCCATATCTTCCCAGCTGTCTGCCAGTTCGATGTGGCCGTAGATCTCGATCTCGTATTTCATGTCACCATGACGCCTTGTTATGCGGTAGGGCATCTCCAGGTCGTTGACGAGTAACAAAGCCTTATTTGCGTATTTAGTGTACGCACCGACACTATACCGTTTTGATCTGTCACGATGTAGCAGTTTTGTTTCGATCCAGAGATCAAGCGCCTGGTCGCGGGTTCCGTATGTCATGATGCGCCCCTTTTTCAGGAGCATAAGGAAAAATATGCAGGGTTACAAGAGGGGGACCAGGCGGTCCCGACAAGGATGGATCAATGAGCAGGCATCGACGACGGGCGATAAGTATATTGGCCTTTTAAGTTTTTTGTTCGGATCAGAAGTTTCTGATCAAACAGCCGTTTCAGATGGCCTGATACAGCGCCCGCGTCCTGCTGCTCTTTTCCAATGAGCGAAATCACTTCCTGCAGGCCCGAGTTTGGAAACTCTGCCAGTACTTCGAGTATTTGGTCTCGCATAGAGCCGCCCCGTCGACCCCTTTTATTTTTTTGAAGAATAGGATCTCCTTGCTGCTGCATGGGCTGAGGCGACTGCATGGGCTGAGGAAGCTGCAATAGCTTTAGCTCCTCTTTCACAGGCTCTGGCTCTTTATTTTTCAACGGATGTTTTTCGAGCAGCGTGAGCGTCGTCTGCCAATCGCCCGTTACATTCATAAGACGTTCTATAACCTCGATCGCTTCCATTTTGTTCCCTATGCCTGAAGTTCATGTCGCTCTGTTCGTTTGGCAACGGCGTCCGCCCTGGCTTTCGCCATTATCATGATGTCGTCCAGAGCACACGACGAGATACCCAGTCTTTTAAATATTCGCAAGAGGAGATATGCAGAGATCTTGTAATTTCCCCGCTCTACACCGGCAATCGTCGTTCGCGATACTTCTGTGTCATAGGCAAGCTGCTCCGTCGATAGATCCCTGGCCTTACGCGCAGTTCTCATGTAAACGCCTAGTTCGCGGTAAAAATGGTGCTGCTCCGGGCAATAAACAGCCGTCATCATGGGCTCCTGAATAAAGAGTGAAGAAGCAATTTCCTAGGTCGATTGATGGCCTTGTTTTATATTACGCGAGCGAGAATGTCAGGAGGAAAAATGGGATTACCTTGCGCATCATGCGCTGCTGAATGCTGCTTCAGTCCAGCGGTTACTGTTTCCGAGTATCTCCACCTTCGGGAGAAATACAAAGGGGTGAGGTTCACACGAGTTTCGGATGGAGATAAAGAGATCTTGTGCGTCGGAAAACCAGGCCAACGCTGTCCTTTTGTGAAGGATAACCGCTGCTCGATTTATGAAGATAGGCCAGCTGTTTGCAGGAAATTTGGTGAGGAGAGGGAGCTTCAGTGCCCCAAGGCAAAGCTACCCGCCGCGATCTTCAGGTGAAGCAGACCGGCGGAAAGGCTCTGAGTTTCTGCTGCGAAACATAGTATGCACCGGCCTGCTTCGAGTGAGACCTTACAGATGGCAGTCGGGATTTTCAACCATTGACTCCAAAGCCTGTCCCACGCTAGATTCCGCGCAACATTAAGGAGTCTGTACTGTGAAAAAACTAATCATTCTGGCTTCGCTACTATTCGCTAGCGTTTCGTTCGCTGGTCAACTCGTCACTGTCAAAGCTCAAAACACCTCGGGCGTGAGTGATGCCGAAGCGCTCAATGCGCTGGCTGAGGTAATCGCAAAGGATCCTTTGTACCTCGGCAAAACCGTTTCATTGACCGTTGGCGACGAGTCAAAAGAGTTCGAGGTGAATCGGATCGTTACAGTACAGTCAGCTGCCGATAACCGTTTAAAGATGAAGAAGCCAGAAACAGAGGGAGCAGATGGCTGGGCACGCAATGTTGGCGCAATCATCGGGGGTGCAACACGAGGCATCGAAGGTACAGCAACGGTTAAAGTTGATGTCACGCACACTGAACGAAAACCTGACGGCACCAGCAAAGATACCAATGTGAAGCTGGAACTCACGGTTTCTGGGAAAAAGTGACGGTATCTGGCCGCTTGTAATTACTCATGCCACATGGTCCACTTCAGATAACTTTCTGGAGTGGAAAACATGTGTAAATACCATCTCATCTTGCTGCCCATCCTTGTTCTGAATCCTTCATGCACCAAGCAAAAGGTATCGTTTGATACAGCCGAGGAAGCCCGAAAGATAGCCCGGGAAAACTCCGGTGTCCTTGCCCGCCAGTACCGTGCTGACGCCAAGCTTGAGGCGTTTGACCTTATGCTGAGGGGCGACAGCACGATTACCAATGAATGCCCACAGGGCGATGGCTGGGCGTCGATTGACCTTGAAAACCGCCATACAGGTGAGAAGATCAAGCTCAAATGCAGCACAGTGTCGGCAGGAATCGGATGCCTCACAGAAGACGACTTTAAACGTCGCGGCGAATACGCGAACCAGGACGGGCGGTGCAATAAAGAGATTCCCTTTCCCCTTCCAAAGATTGCGAGCTGATCATGAAGCTAATCGCGATCTTCGCTCTATTGCTTACCGGCTGCGACACAATCCAGCATTACCGAATAGCGTTTCGGCCTATCTCGGTGCGATGCATTCGGGGAATTACGTTTGTCATCTCAGACAAAAATCTCGTCTGGCTTCCGGATGTTTCAGGGATGCCTGTCCCATGTAGCGAGGAGGAGTAATGAACTGGCACGAGAACGACCGAAAGCTTCTCGAAAAGTTCTGGGTTGTCGCGGTTGTATCGAATCCCGTTCGCTATGAGTCGCGTTACAATACTTACATGCGCTTTCGCGATCACATGAAAGAATCGGGCGTAAACCTTTTAACTGTTGAGCTTCAGCAGGGTGACAGGCGCTTTCAGATCACAGAGCTTGGGCACCCGAATCATCTTCAGCTAAGGACATGGGACGAGATCTGGCACAAGGAGAACATGATAAATCTCGGAATAGCAAGGCTTCCGAGTGACTTCGAATACGTGGCTTGGGTCGATGGTGACCTCACCTTCGTCAATAAGAACTGGCCGCTCGAAACAGTTCAGCAGCTTCAGCATTACCACTTTGTTCAAATGTTTCAGTCAGCGATTGATCTCGGACCAAAAGATGAAACCATGCAAACGCACACGGGGTTTATGTGGGGTTATCTCAACGGGAAAGCGCCCGGTCCTCGATACTTATCGATGGGTCACCCAGGGTTCGCATGGGCTGCACGCCGTGAAGCTATCGACCTTGTCGGGGGCCTACTCGATATTGGGGTACTTGGCTCGGGAGATCGCCATATGTGTATGGGGATGATCGGAGCAGCTGAACAAAGCTTTGCGAAAGACGTCACAAGCGAATACGCAAGACATGTCATGCGCTGGCAGGAACGTTGTGAAAAGTATATCCGCCGGGACGTCGGATTTGTTCCGGGAACTGTGCTACATTCGTTTCACGGGAAGAAAGCTGACCGTAAATATCAGGACCGCTGGAAGATTCTGGTTAAGAATGGATACGACCCGGAGCTGGATTTGATGAGAGATCACCAGGGGCTTTATAAGCTCACAGATCGCAGCATTCGGCTCCGGGATGAGATCAGACGGTACTTTCGAGACAGGAACGAAGATAGCAGGGATGTTGACTGATAGCGAGGATGATGTATGAATTTGATCGAAGCACACAAATCGGGGAAAGCGTTTAGGAGGAAGAATTGGTCGCTTTTCGGTAGGATTGAATCTTGTGATGGATACATATGCACTAAGCTCGAGCCAAATGGCTCCATAGGCTTGATAAGCATCGCAGACTTAGAAGCCGACGACTATATCCTAAAGCCTGACGAGAAGCTTCTGAATCGGGACGACGTAGAACAAATTCTCCTCCAAGAAATAGAATCTGGTAGGTACGGGTTGTCTACCAAACACACCGCTGAAATGATATTGAGACGTCTGTTCGATCACTAAGGAGAACTCATGGATACTTGGACGCTGTATGCTTTGACCGTTCTTCCGAACCTTAAAGACCTTGTTGTGGTATTTGCCGTGTTAGGTATTCCGTTCTCTGTACTTGCGCTGTTTGCCATGTGGATTGGCGAAATTGATCCAAAATATTGGAAAGCGGCTATCTTCGGGTTATCTCTTGGAGTGTTATCAGCTGTATGCGCAGCACTGATTCCCAATGAAAAGCAAATGGCCCTCATCCTGGCCGGGAAATATCTGACTAACTCAGAGTTTTCCAAAGTCCCGGACGATGTGGCCATAGCTTTACGTAAGATCTTGAAGAAGTTTGTCGAAGATTAAGCAGGAGCGCAGAACGCGATCTGATTGGGGTTTTCATATGCTCCGCCTGGAGCATATATCCCTCTGCAAAAAGGCCCCCTTCCATTCATGTATTCATAGACAGCATTAGCCCCCGCAATGTCATCAGGCTGCGGCTCGTTGTATAAATAGCAGTAGTTCATGATCCCAGGCGGCTGATTAATCGGCGTTTGAAGCCCAGGTTCCCAGTAAGTGTCGGCAAGTCCAAACATGTGCCCCATCTCGTGCAGGATTACTCGATAGCTGTTCGGGTCTTGGGCATTCAAATACACCGGGGAAAGCCTAATCTCATGGGATTCCGGGATCGCATACGATCTTTGCACCGACGCATCAACGATTACCCGGACAACGGGCTGAGCTGAGAATACGACATCCGGCGAAGGGTAATTCCAGTACGGGTTACCGTTCAGTGCTCCGGCCCAGGCTTTCACTGCACTATCGATATTCACCCGCATGGCTGCATCGTCCATCGGTGCCGGATAAACGCCTAAGTAGCCCAACGAGAGCGGCAAATTCCCAGCATTGCGCTCGATCCAGGTAAACGCGGACTGCTCTTTGACCCTTGCGCGTCCATACGACCATGTCCCGTAGGATTGCTCCTGGGCAAGGGCTTCTTCTGACCCGAAAGCCATGAGCACAAGGAATAACAGACTTTCAGCTTTCATCGACGACTCCCATGAAAATCGATTCGAGTATAGCACAATATGATTAATTTTGACGCGGTGTCCTGGTAATTTTTCGTGAACTGGGGTAGAAGATGCTGCACTTAAGCACAGATGATGAGGTAACTGGATGAAAACAATCGAGCCGCCGAAGCTACCACCGCTTGAGCAACGTGTTTATCACGTCAGGTGCCTGCATATAGAGTGCGAGGCCTTACTTGAAGTAATGCATACCGAATTCCGGTTCACTGATGATCAGCGGGACGGTTCCTTCTATCAGATCAATTGCCCGCATTGCCGACGTTACATCACGATCTCAGAGAAAAAACTATCAAGCTATATGGTTGCGGTGGAGCGCGCAAATGATAAAGGACTGTCGGATAGGAACAAGATTGAAGAAAATATTAACAGTACTCAACTGCAATAATGGCTATCTGGAATGCTATGGCTGCGGGAGTTGGTTTGACTACAACGGCAAGATACTTCCTGCCTCACTTGGTTTCGCATCAAGAGTTATGGACGCATTCAATCAAACGCATGTTCACTATGAACAAACTGCTAAAGGCAAAAGGCTTGAGCAGGCTGCAGATGAACTGCATCGACATGTGACTGAACTAATCGCAGCGAATGGCTGGACGCAGGACGATATAGATGCCGGGAAAGGGCAGGCTATTCTTCCAGGTAAAATCAGGGAATTTATGCGGGAAAATGGAGCTTGGGATTGAAAACATTTACAATTGAAACCATACGATCTTTCCTGCCTTGCTATGACCCGATCAGATATTTGCCTGAAGGTTGGGCGGGCACCGTAGTGGACATACTCAAGCATAACACTATTCCTGCGGCTAACAAGTTGTGGGTTGTGCTTCGTAAAGAATGTCTGGATGACAGAACGCTACGACTGCACGCTGTAAATAGTGCAAGGCGTGCCCTGGGACGTGTAAGCGTACCAGATCCTCGTAGTGTCGAAGCCTGTAATGTTGGTGAGCGTTTCGCTAATGGTGAGGCTACCAAACAGGAGTTGGATGCTGCGTGGGCTGCTGCGTGGGCTGCTGCGAGGGCTGCGAGGGCTACGAGGGCTGCTGCGTGGGCTGCTGCGAGGGCTGCGGATGCTGCGTGGGCTGCTGCGAGGGCTGCGGATGCTGCGTGGGCTGCTGCGTGGGCTGCGGATGCTGCGTGGGCTGCTGCTGCGGATGCTGCGTGGGCTGCTGCGGATGCTGCGGATGCTGCTGCGAGGGCTGCTGCGAGTGGTGCGGAGCGTGGTGCGGAGCGTGAAGAACAAGTGAAACAGCTGCTTATTTTACTGGGAGTATGAAAAAAGAGCTAACCCGGTTTTGATGATGCATTGCAGAAATAAGTCAACTAACCGGACCTAAAGATGGAGCTTGGGATGACTGTTGAGCAAATGATAGCGCGATTGCGGCATGCACGTGACGAAGCAATTCCGCTTCTTACGCATGAATATGATTGGCTTATTGGCGCTTTAACAATGGTACTGCAGATGCGTGATGGTAAAATGCCCGCCGAAACGGGCAATGATCGCTAAACTTCCGCATCCCAATCCGATGCAAGAATATCAGTCTGGCTGGCAAGCCACGGGACAAATGCTCCATCGGCAGTCTTCATCATGAGATACGGCAGGAACCTGCAAACTGTTCCCTCGGGAATTCCCGTAGCCTCGGCAGTGTTCGCATTGATCGGAATACCGTTTGGATAAGCCTTTTGAAAGACCACGTACATTCCCTTGCCATTCCATCCGGATCGCCAGATCTTGTGGCCGTTTTTAACTCGGAACAATGCCCATCCGAAATCATACATATCAATACCCCCCCGGAGCAGGAGCAGTGGGCGGCTCAGGTTGTGGCGGTGGAACAGGAACAGGCTTGTGCGGGCAACACAAAAGAAAAAGGGAAACGAGAAAGCTCATGAAAAACTCCATGATGGTTTCCCGCAGAATATCAGAACTCCGGCAGATCACATTGAGAAACCGTTAGCTTCGGGATAGGTGTGGACCTGACTGGCTTGATAGCGGAAATTTGGTCGACGGCCAAATCCCCAATGAGCATGAGAAGCTCGTTTTTGCCCCAACTGTTCTTTGTTTTGATGAGCGACATAAGTCTCTTTAGGATCGCGTCCTCGAATCTGCTCATAGTGACTCACCTTTAACATACGCCGAAGTGATTTAGCTTCCTTGGGTGAAGCTCGATCAAGAATATACAGCCAATCATATACAAAACGACTATTACGCATAGTAGACGCACCACTCCATTCATGGACCCCTTTCCCAGGATCCTTTTTCCTTTAACCTCTATACAACAGGAATCGAACGTGAGTGAGATCATTAACCTTTACCGTGTTCCCGTCTTCGAGAACATGTTCCAGGTTCCCTACGACCCCAGCTAACTGTGAACTTCGAGATAACTACGTCTGGGTCTTTGCCGCGACCGTGTCTCAGCTCTAGGTGGCTGAGACCCGAAACGCGGTGAAAACGAAAACCGCTCATGAGGAAAGGCAAAAGCTAAAGGCAGAAAGACCCTTAATCATGGTCCTACAGGTTCCGGGCGTGAACTACGTTCACTTAGGTAATCAACATGTCAGAACATTGTCAAGCAAAATCGGCATGTTGCAGCAGTTTTTGCGTATATGTTGGCATGTTATTTCCTACGCTTATGTAGGAAGCGTACATGAATCCCCTAAGCCCCATGATGTTTAGCCTATCCTCTCAGGGTTTTCCTGGGAGCTGCCAAAAATGACCTGTTCCAAAAAGTGAGGCCCTTAAATACGACGGCAGTCCGCTGCTCAGCAGTCATGGCATCAATCTTTTTCAGGAGTCCCATCATCGGTTCACTTGGCTCATAGCGCTCGTCATCGTCGATCTTTGAGAAAACGCCGAACCACTTGGCCCCATATCCCGAGTAAATGTCGCCATCCGCCACACTTGGGAATATGCCGTCAGCTGCCTCATTAATCGTGACCGCCCAGCCGTTGATTGTATCGAATATGTAACCCCACTCGTCAGCAGTGAGATCGATCCGCGAAAGCTCGTCGTGCAGCGACCGAAGCCGGTACTGAAACGCTTGCCAGTCATCGAATCCATACATTTTTGCGATGTGATGCTGTCTGTCTGTCAGTTTGGGATGCTTGTCTTTGCTCATCTCCCGAGCGGAGCGCTTGTAAGGCTTAATGCAATCTTCAAAAGACGGAATCAGATGAAACGTGTTGCGCGAGGAACGAAAATCTTCCATTTAAAAACCCCATGATTGGGCTGTTTTTGAAGCACCTCTTTGAAACAGCCGGGCTTTTAAATGCCAATATGCTGGGGGGATATTAACCAATTGGTGCGCGGTAAGGCTTCCCAAGCCGGAAGCGGGTATAGCGCACGAGCTGATTAGATGTCAAGAGACTGACTGGGGGGGTTATACAACATGCGCAAAATACTCGTCTGTGGCGGAAGGCATTTCAATGACTACGAAACGCTCAGCTACTGGCTTGGCGTACTCAACCCGACTGTCGTTGTACACGGTGCAGCGCCCGGAGCAGACTCGCTTGCGGCTAGCTGGTGCGATGAGTATCGCCGGGAACAATGCCCCCACCCTGCTGATTGGCAGACATACGGCAAAGCTGCTGGACCACGCCGAAATACCGAGATGCTCGCACTCCATGACGATATTGAGCTAGTGATCGCCTTTCCAGGAGGCCGAGGCACTCAGGATATGATAACCAAGGCCCGGGATGCAGGACTCCCGATATTGGAGGTTTAACAGTGACACTCGAAGACATAGCAAAGCAGGTTCGAGAACTCCGGGAAATCGCCGCCGCTCAGATAGAAAAGCAGGAGCCGGGATCCCCGGAACATCAGCTTTACACAGATAGTCTTGCGCTTTGTGACAGCTACCTCAATAG